ATGAATACAGCAAGCCGCGAAGCGGCGCAGCCTAGACTTGAAAGAGGAACACTTAATCCCGAAGCGATTCTAGATTTCGTGTCAAGCCCCCAAGACCAGCAGGTAACACTGAACACATTGCATTCATTAATCAATGACACACGTGATACTGGTCATGGTTGGTATCTTTCATTCCGCTATTTTCCAACTACTGATATCGAATGCGTTGCCCTTAAGCTCACTAATGAAGATTCACTTCGTCGCGGTGGTGGTGCAAAACGCAAATCTGACACCAAAACTGAAATGGATGAATCAACACTTCAAAAATCTCAGTCACGTGCAAAGAAAACCATCCGTCACAAATTAATGATGATGCAAGCAGACCGCATGCTAACGCTGACATATCGCGAAAACATGACTGACCTGAAAAAGCGTGGCTGGTCTGACATTAAGAAGTTCTCCCGGCTCATGCGTGACACCTTTGCCGACTGGAAATATGTCTGTGTCCCTGAGTTTCAAAAGCGCGGAGCAGTGCACTTTCACATGGCCATTAAAGGCTATTACCCAGTTGATATGGTTCGCAAGCTTTGGCGCTCTGTTGTCGGTGATGGAAACATCGACATAACAAGCCCTAAGAGCATCGGTAAAGCTTCATGGAATCCGAAAAACATAGCCGTTTACCTTTACAAGTACATATCTAAATCCGACAGCGTTGATTTCAATAAACGCCGCTATTCATCAACCCAAATTCCGCCGCCGCCCGTGTTAACTGGTTGGCTGGCTCTAGGCCTCCAAATGGAGTCCTTTCTTCAAACACTGGTTTCCAAAATTTCCAAAAAGGAAACCTCTGTCTGGTCGTCAGATGACGGCTATTTCCCAATCGTAATGGTTTCAACTTAGGAGCAACCAACATGAGAATTGAATTTGAAAAACAGCAACGTTCAGATACAGCACAACTAGCTAATGCACGTAACCCACAACAGCCATATCAGGTGGTGACGCAACCAGCTTTGTTATGGAAAGACGGTGAAAAATATCCGGACAAGTTCGATTTCCGTCTGTATTTCGGAACCGATGTAAATAAAGCAAATGCCGTTCAGCCAATGCCACCAGGTAACTACCGATTGAAAGAATCAGCCTTCGGCCTCGATAACTACGGTGGCATTAACTGTGATTTTTCAGAATTGGAACCGATTCTGAATCAGCAAAAACAGTCTGCTGCTTAAAGAATGAAACTGTACATGGCCTATTTCACAGCATATGCAGTCCTTTTAACTGTTTCATATCTCTGGATCTAAACCATGTACGCATGCAATGAATTTGATGAATTTGGACAATGCTTAAACTGGGTAGAAGTCACAACGCTTTTACCTGCTTTAAGCACTCCGGATGCGTTGGCACTGAGCACCGCCATTTCTGTCCTGTGGGCGACTGCTTGGGTTTGGTCAAAATTACGGGACGCTGTTTAAAAAACTTACTCAACTTAAAGGAAATACACAATGGATACAACTGATGCAATTGCTGCAATCACACTTGGTGGTACCGCTATCGGCGTTATTGCTGTCGCTTCACTGGTCGTTCATGTCGGCTTAAAAATGTGGAAAAAACTCCGCGCTGCTGCATAACAAAAAAACGGGGAGGGGCAACTCTCCCCATTTTTCAACAGGAGATAAGGAATGGAAGGATGGATAGTTTTATTCGCATTACTGGTTGCTTTGTACTTGCTTTTTCGCTGAGTCATTCAGCATTTGCAGCAAAAACAATTCCATACCAAACCAGACCACCACAACCCGAATATTTATCTAGTTTTGTAAACTCCGGGGTTATTCAATATCCGGTCAGCTTTGAAACTAGAGCAGTTACACCAACATCACCAACATTAGCCGCTCAAAATATTACTCGCTACACAACTCGTCCAGTTCCATTAACTGTTGCTCGTGCTGCATCAATGGCTCGTACTGTTGTTGCAACTGCCGGTGGCCCTGTCGGATTCACGCTTTCAGCTGCATTAATTGCTGGTTCCTTTATTATCGAAGATGGTGAAGTAATCCAACAGCAGGAATCTGTAGGCGATACAGCCGATTGGTGGTTATCACAATCAATTTTCGGTGGTGCTCAACGATACATACCATTTGCATCAAAATCAGCAATTGATAGTGGAATTGCTAATTATCTAACTCAAAGCGGTTTTTGCTATCAAAGCCACACAGTCACTACAAATACATCAAATTCATATGCTCTAAATGTAGTCACCTATCGCTATAACGCTGGGTGCACAGGTTTAAATCAGACAGGCACTATAACTTTCTTAGCTCAAAACAATACAACGTGTCCAGCAGGTCATGCAGCATATCCAGATGGCAATTGCCATCCAACAACAAATCCACCTCGCGTACCTGTTTCCGATGATGTCTTAGTAGATACGATTGTAAAAAAATCACCTAATGCAATTCCTCAACTTGTAGACGATGTTGTTCGGTCTGGTAAATGGCCTGAAATGTGGCCTGAAATGGAACCAGTACGCAAAAACATTGAAGACCAACTCGGTCACGATTTGGAAGGTGGGCCTGCTCCAGTTATTCCTGATGAAACAATATCCGATTCATCAACCGTTAATGCACCACAGCCACAGCCAACAACGGGAACCACTGCAACTGAATGGCCCGGCTTTTGTTCATGGGCTGGTGTTGTATGTGATTTCATCGACTGGTTCAAAGATGAACTACCACCTCCAGAAATACCAGAAATGCCAACAGAAGAAATTCAACCGGTTGAATGGGAATCTGGACTTGGATCTGGTTCATGTCCTGCAAATCCAGTGACTAGCTTTAACGGTGAAACTATTGAATATGACCTGACCAATGCCTGTTGGGGGGCATCAACTATTTTCAAACCAATACTGTTAGTACTTAGCTTGATAGGTGCTGCATATATCATTGTGGGAGCGAGATCATAATGTTGGGATTTCTCTATGGCGCATTAGCCTGGGCACTAACTGGATTAATTCCAATGATTCTTGTTGGTGCCGGAATGTCACTTGTTGTTTATACCTTCGTTGAACCAATGATTGAAGGTCTTTTGAATGATTCAGCTGCTGCAATTGGTGGCTTACCCGAAATAGCTGCTCAACTGATTTTGTTATCAGGGGTAGGGGAGTCAATGAGTATTTTAGGCTCTGCACTGCTTACCAGAGTTGCTATCACAATGGCTTCAAACGTTGCTGGTTTAAAGATGAATAACTAATGCTGATCTTAATTACTGGCGTTCCCGGTTCAGGTAAAACACTTCTTGCTATTCAGGAACTTGAAAACTACAAAAAAGAAAATCAGAAACTAATAGAGCAGGGGCATCCACCAAGAGAAATTTACTCTGACATTGATGGCTTAAATATTGAAGGTGTCAAACAATCTCCGAATGACTGGCGCGACTGTCCTGATGGTTCAATTGTCTTTTACGATGAATGCCAGCAGAAATTTGGCCCCGATGGTCAAGGTCGTTCCAGCCGTCCAGACATTCAAGAATTTGAAACACATCGCCATCGCGGTTTTGACATTGTTCTGATAACTCAGCATCCAAAATTATTGCATGCTCACATTCGCAGACTTGTTGGCCGTCACTATCACGTCTTTAGAATGTACGGTGCTGAAACAGCTAAAATATTTCGCCGTGATGGTCAGATGGATATCGACAAAGCATCATCATTGAATCAACAAGACCATTTTATGTGGTCATATCCAAAAGAGAATTTTGGCAAGTACAAATCAGCAACGATTCACACACACAAACGGCATCTACCAGCTTGGATCAAACGTTCATTAATCGGTATGGCCGTTGCCGGTGTCATCTTCGTTTTCTTAGTTCCAAGGGCTTTACCATTTTTCACTGGTAGTTTTTACGGTGAAACATTAGCTGCTGCTGAAACTGTCAATGATGTTCCAGTTACTAAAAGAGAATTAACAACTGATGATCCAATTACGATACGGCCACCGCAACCAGTTGCTTGTATATCCAATGACGACAAATGCCACTGTTATGATTCATCGGGCTACCTTATTGAGCAGCCTTATTACCAATGCATTGAAAACACACTCGGTACACCATCTTTCATTGATTTAAAGCCTAACCTCAAGCAGCGAGCGGTAGCGAGTGCTGATGGTTAGGCTTTGCCACTACAAACATGCTGCCAAAGTATGAATTAGCCATTGCTAAAGCATGCAACAATTTATTCCCTGATAAACATTACAGTGTTTTAAAAATCATTGACTCTATGGCACGTAAGCCAGCCTAAGCTATATCAGAATCCCGCTTTTCCACTGACCGTAAGGCAATCCTGTTTACCGCTGGAAAGGGTGCTTAATGCTACTTTTCGAGCTGTTGTTTAAGTCTTTCGTCAATGGATTCGTCAATTGCATTTTTAGATTTAATCTTGTCAGCAATAAGTGCAGCGCCTTGAATTATTCTTGTGGCTCTAGTTAACGCTTCAATTGCACCTTCAGAGTATTGTTGAAGTGCAAAATCATTTGTTCTATTTGCTTTTGCTAGAGCTTCTTTAGCAGCTTTCATTTGAGTGTCTAATGACTCAATAATAAATTCCATATCTACATCAACAAGCTTTTCCATGATTTCGCTCCATCCATTTGGTATTTCGCATAATACCTGAACTCTGTTAATGGTAAAGCTTAAGAATTCACGCTATATCAGGAATTTTTCTGTTAATTAAATGAATAGGAAAGGCCACAACATTAGATTGAATTACGGGTAAATCTCTCATTTTTATCTTTTGGATCAACTCAGCGGTTTCTCGTTCATATCCACGGATAATATCTCTATCAAGTTTTGATGCTCTTATATCACCAGGTGTGAACTTGTCTAGTTCCGGACTCCAAAGAAATCCACGAGAAAAAGTCCAACCTTCAAAACCGCACTTGTTTGAGAAAGTCGGGCAGTCACCAGCAATAAGTTTTAATGATTGAATAACACCAGTAGGAGCTTTGTTATTTTTCTTCCAGCGTTTAACTGTGGAAAGTGAGACTTTGAAAAAGTTGGCCAACTCATCATCAGTTAACCAGGCATGCTGTACAGCATCGAGAAACGTCATTTTTTCGGCATCCATTCACAGAAAGTGAATTTCCTAGCAATTTTTGTGCATAAGTACTTACATACGATTAGGCTGGCATCTGTTCTTCGTTAATTTTACATAATATACATTATACGAACTTGAGCAGGCCCTGAAAAAGGGGCAAAAAAAATTGTGATTCTTAGTAAAAGCATGTCCTTTTCAGAACTAAAAGTATGTCTCTTTGCATTAAAACTATGTCCGAAGCTCTGAAGTTTGTAATAAAAGTATG